CATGAAGGGAGTTGAGAGAACATGTCGAAAAACAATTTTACCTTGTCCATCGCTCCTGGGTCGTCACTTATGACAGCCCAACTCAAGACTGCTATTGGCGCTGACAAAATTATCAAAACTGCCTCGTCCTTCCAATCTGAATTTCTTGATTCTAGAAGTTTACCTTGGTAAGCTTCTTCTCCCTGAGCCATCTTTCTTGCGTGCATCATTTGTGCGTCCGCCATAAGCATCTTTGTCTCTTGACGCTTCTTGAAGATGTGCGTACCTGCTTGTGCCGCTAATTTTATTGCGCTTAACCACATTGTATTTCTCCTGTCTTCTTATACTCATGAATTCTATCATTTTATCTATAATTAAGAAAGCCCTGTAGCCTGTTTGTCTCCATCTCCAGGTTTGTTTGTGGTGTGCTTGACGTTTTTTACAAAGAACAACATTAGCTCCAAACATATCTGCAAATTTTTGTAGTGTATCCTTGTCGGACATCTCAATATTGCATGCAAATATTTTTGTTCGGTCTTTTCCTTTGGACCAAATGCCAAAGCTACCTTCTCCATCAAATATACCAGCTAAAAAAATTAATTTAGACTGTACCGGGAGACTTTCGTACGAGTTTTTTGGTGTATTTTTTGACACTTTTAAACTTCTTTTCAGTTAGCCCTTGTGGGTTAAATCCTTTTTTAGGTGGTGGCCCGTAACGTACGCCTCCACTTAAACCCTTTTCATTATTTCTTCTCAAGTTTTTCCCTCGCTATCTCTAAACGTTCATCTGATTGTGAATCTTGTTGTGCAAGTCTATCATAATCAAACTCTAACCTCTGTGCTGCTCTTTGATTGTCTTGATCAGCTCTAAATTTAGTTTCTTCAGCTTTTCTTTGAAGATCCATAGCTCTTAAATCAATTTCTTGTTGTTTAATTTTAATTAAAGGGTCTTCTTTGTTCTGTGAAGCATTTTCAGTTTGAACTAACTCTTGAGTTATCTGTGCTGCAATCTTGGCAACCTCTGCTTCAAACATTATTTCAAATTGTTGCGGGTCTTGTTGAGCCATCTGTGCCATTTCAGGATTTTCCATCACCATTTGTTTAACTTGTGCTTTAGCTTTGAATGAAATGTGATCAGAAATATGTGATTGTAGTAATGCGTACACCTGTGGATTGATTTGAACCATTCTTGATGCCATAAAAGCCATGTGAGCAGCAATGTGTGCATCATGATCTTGAAATTCAAACGCAGTTAGTAACTTCATTTGAAGTGCACGTGCATTTTCTTTCGCAGGATCCAAAGGTTCCGGTTGTTTTGGTGGTTGTTTTAAAATTTGATCTATAGTTTTTGTTCCAAGTGCTTCGTAAACACGTCTATAAGCTTCGTGTAGGTTATGCATTCCTGGATTTGACTGTGCAATTTGTAATTGTGCCTGTGCAAGAGTTACTCTTTGAGCCATAGACATAATATTTGGGTCTGCAACAGGTAAAATATCTACTTTGTTATCAAAATCCGTTTGTTTAATATTTCTTGGACCACCGTAAACGTCATAAGGATACTCTGGTGGTAAGAACTCACCGCAAAGTCTAGCTAAAATTTTAAATTCAAGCCTCATTGCGTAGTAACAACGTTTGTGGACACCACTCATTACACGTGATCCTCTTTCCATCAAAGCCATTGTAGTACCAACTGCTCTATTTTGAGTATCGTTACCAACACCAGTGTCTGTGATAGCTGCAAATTTTTGTCCTGCTTGAACAACAAAGCCCATTAGATTGTAAAGGGTAGGACTTGGTTCTGTAAATGGTAAATTAAAAAACTGATCTCTGATATTTCCACCAGGTGCATCTACATCTCTAAACTCTCCTGGCTGAATTGGTTGATCATCATCTCTAACTCTAATACCTCTAGACTTAAATCCTGCCGGTAAATTTTTTAAAGTACCTGCATCGATTAATTGTCTTAAGGCTTGTGTTGCAGCTTGTGATAAGCCACCAATCATATGAGTTAAACCAAAACCATAAAAACCTAATCCTGGTAAAAATTTGTAATGTACAAAATATTCTATTCTTGAATAACTAGGATCAGCAGGTTTGTAGTTTCTGTAAATAGATAAAACTTCTCCACTACCTTCATCAATAGTCACAATGTATGGAATTTTAATTTTTTTAGCTTTGTCATCAAAATCTTCGTAATCATCTAAATTTAAATCCACATGCATTTCTAGAATTGTATTTAAATAATCTGAACCGGTGCCTTTGATACCTTCTAGTTCATTTAATTTTTTCTGTACTGAATCGGGTTCTGTAGTGCTGTCAATTAATTCTATGTCTCTATAAAATCCTGCAGCTTGTTTCTTAATAACTTCGTTTTGTGTCATTTTAATAACATGAGTTATTCTTTCACAATCTTTTAAATCGGATGCGTAGTAGGGAACTACTAAATCTTCTGCTGGTATAAATTTAGATACAGGTCTATCTAATAATTCATCGTAATAAATTTTCTTAAATGTAGATCCAGATAGCGGTAGATAAAATAACATCTGATCCATATCAGTCGTGTAATCTTCCATCTCCTCCATTAGCAGGTAATTCATGTAATCTTTAACTCTATCTGCTTGTTGTTCGGTAGCCGGTGTTTGTAAGCCTATAACTTGTGTTCTTACTGGCCCATCAGAGGGCACTAATTCTTTGTATGCTTGTGCTTGGAACTGTGTAACTGATTCAGCTAACAATGGATGCGTGACACCGGAGGCTCCTTTGAAAGGTCTTGATACTTCTTGGTGTCTAGTCCCCAATAAATCTAAACCTTTGATATATGCGTCTTCCCATTCTTTTCTAGATGTCTTATCTTTTTTGTATTCTTCGATAAGCTCCATGGCCATTTCTTTAAGCTCTCGCTCATCCATGTCTTCTGCAAGATTAGCATTAAAATCGTCTTGAGGTCTTTCCTCTACAACTTCTTCTTCGCCTTCAACTTGTACATCTACTGGAAGACCATCTGGTTGTTCAGTTACTTCTTCTGCTAATTCCTCTGTTACTTTTTCTACTGCCATGATTAATTGTACCTTATTGGTTTAAACATATCCACCACAAGTCCGCCTTTGGACTTATACGTTTTTTGTGTATTTCTCATTAGTGGAACCACTTTAATCGCATATGCATCAAAATACAAGCGTGGATCACCTTCTGGGATATTTTTAAATCCTTTAAGAGGTGAATCTACAGCCTCGCTGTGGTAACTGCTTTTAATTTCTTTGCCTTTTAATGGGTGATCTGATGGGTATTTAAATTTATCATCGCTAACTTTTTTATAAATTTTAGTTGGATCTGATAAGGATATTTTTGTTGGCCCTGCTTTTGATCCGTAGAATCTCGCATTCTTACCCATGACATCTGGAAGTACCGCTTTACCTTTTTTACCAATACCTTTACCATTTGCGTAACCATAAAATCTTTCGTTACCTGCTTTGTACCCTTGTCTAAAACTTACCTTGTCAAACGGGGCAACGGCTACGTAATCAACATTCTCACGCGCAGCTTTTTGCATTAAATATTTAATTGCATGGTCTCCGTATGAATCTGCTTCAACCATAGGAAAATAATCTTTGGTAGTGCTAGCTTCAAATCTATCTCTTTGAGAAGTTAATCTTTGTAATTTTGTATTAATATCTTTCATAGATGCACTGATTGCATTTACTCTACCAAACTCATTTCTTGAAAGTGCCTCATCTAAATCCTTAAGCATCTTACCCCGTTGACTTACAAGCAAATTTAATTCTATCTCCGCATTGAATGGATTAAGTCTGGCCTCTCCCGACAATTGTTGGGCTTTAGTCAAAGACTTTGCAATACTTTGGTTTACATCCGATTGTATTTCATTAATCATAAATACTTTTTTACCATCAGGTGTGAACCTTGTATCATATCTAATATGATAAATATTATTAGTGTCACCAATTACATCTGTGAAGTGACCACCTTTATTTCTAAGGTTTGAGTTAGTTACGATATCTTCAGGAAGAGTAAATACAGTTTCTCTGTAATCCTTACCACCTTGTAATGTGTAATTAGATTCAGTTCCGTATTTAGTTTTTGTAGCCTGCATGGGTCCTGCTTTGTTATTGATATCACCAATAACTTTATTTAAAACTTTTCTTTCTTCCATAGGTAAATCGGGAGTAGTTCTTTTTAATGAATCATTAATAGCACGTAATGCTGATTTAGTTGGGACACCTCCGTCTGCATCTAAATAATATTGCATGTCATCTAAACTTTGTTTTATTTCTTCGTTACCTTTGTATTTTACTTGTAAATCTCTAACAGTATTTTTTGCGTTCTTACTAGCTACATCAAAAGCTTCTTGTGCACCTTTGTTAACACCAAGCTCTATTGGTTTTAATCTATTAATAGGATTTAATTTGATCATTGCTCCTACTTCATTTGCATCAAGCTTTAGACCAAATTTCTTTGCTGCATATAACAGGCCACCTGTAAGATCTCCTGCCTCATTGAATACTGCTAAATTAGAATCGAATAATTCTTCTTTGGATACATTAACTTCTTTACCGGCAAAGGGGCCTGAGTCGTATTTAAATCTTTTCTGTTCTCTAACAGTCTTAGTTGCAGGTTTGCCAAATATTTTAAAGTTTACTTTTCTAGTAGATGTTAAATGGTCTAGCCACTCATCTGCAGTGTACTTAGATCTACCCATTCTCATAGCCCAGTCATATGTTGATGAACCAAAAGCAGGTGCCATGTCATCACCCATCTGTAGGGGTTTTGTTTTTTTAAGAACTACTGGTGGGTTTTTTAATTCTTGAGTAACTAATTCTTTAGCCTGCGCCTGTGAGGGTTTAGGTGTGTAAGTTATTTGATTTGTCTGTTGTCCGGTGGTCGGTGTTGCTGAAGGCTTTTTCGCCTTAAGTAATTCCTTACCAGCTCTAAGTAATGCCTTTAGGGACATTGTCCCTCCTATGTAATTTTAGTAGGTTTGTTTCTACCTAGTTTGCATTTTACTTTTACTGATGTTCCGTGTTTGTAACCCATAGGCTTTTGCATCATTCCGCCACCCATCTTACCTTTAACCAATGATCTGGCTTTTTCAATATCTCTGTCAGTAAGTCTCGTACCTTTGTTCTTAAAAGCTTTTCCTTTAGCATAAGTTAACATTTGTTTTTGAGTAGAAGTTAAATCAGTAGAATCCTTTAAAGTTTTAAGTACATCTTGAGTTGTTTTAAAAGCTTTATATCTTGAACTACCCATGTCAGCACCACCACCTTTAGTGTAACCCATAGGTCTTTGCATCATGCCACCGCCCATTTTTTTCTTAACATCTTTTTTCTTATTCATTTTAGATTCTAAATATTTTTTTGCACCAATTCCTGCAGTAACGACACCTAAAGCTATTTTACCAATTCTAGTTGCACTTACTGCTTTCGCAGCACCAGCTAATTCTTTTCTTCTTTTCATAAATTCAGAAGCAGACTCTCCAGGTTTAAAACCTTTTGCTTTTCTCATCTCTGTCATTGACTTAAATTTTTTCTTACCTTTACCAATTTTTGATCCAGGTTTCACTGAATTAATTACAGGAAGATCTAAACCACTTCCTCTTTTGTATTTCATCATCTTACCGTACTTAGCTTTCATAACTTTACCAGGTTTAATAGATTCATCTTGAAGACCCATGCCCCTGCCTTTTGCTTTCTCAGCTCTTAGAACAGCGAAATCTTTTGCATCAATTTTATTTGGTGGTGGAGCTTTAGCTGCAATTGCTGCTTGGCCTGAAGACATTCCTCCGCCTTTTAATTCTACTTTNATAACCTTGCCTCTATCNTTTTTTTTATATGTAAATTCTCTTTTACCACCACTATAATATTTTTCTATTTGTGCAGTAGTTCTAGCAGTAGAACCGCCCTCTTCTTTTGAAGTTTGAGTTTGACCTTGTCTAAGTTTAGTTCTTGGCATAGTTACTCCTAGTAATATTTATACTCTTTTTCTAATTTCATTGGAGGATCGTCCCAGTCATCTGAATACGTAGAAACAAATCCACCTTGTCGATATCTTAACACAGCTTGGGTCATAGAATCAACATAGTCATCATATTGTCCGTTAGGAAACGCTGCACACTCCTCAATTACTTCCTGTGCCCAGTGTTCGTCTAAAGGTGCCCACACCATACCAGATTCAAATACAGGTGCACAGCTATTTATTCTAGTATGCTTGTCTCGTCCTCTAGCAGGAACATAATCAACTACAGGAATTCCTGCCCTACGGAGTTCATGTATTAGTGGAGTACCACTAGCTTTAGCTTCAATGATCACGGTTTCCGGTTCCCAGTAATGGTATTGCTCTAGAGCTACATTCTTAAGATCTGGGAAATCATACCTACCCTTTTGAGCATCTAATAAAATTATACATTTCTCATAACCTTCTACAGGTTCAAAAACACCCCAGGTGGTAATAGCAGAATAGTCCGCACTTTCTTTTTTAGAAAAGGCAGTATCATAACTTTGAATGACGTGAATTAATTTTGGTAAAGTTTCTTTATCATAATTTTGCCACCACTCCCTTTTAATAATTGCACCCTCCTCTGAAGTAGGGTCTTGCATATATTGAGCGTTCCAGTTTTTAGTGGAGATGGAAGCTTTGACAGAGTCTAAATCTTCTTTGTTCCAATACTCAGGCCACACAGGTTTATCATCAGGCATGATTGCAGGAAAAGAAATTAATTTCCATTGATCTGCTTTATTGCCACTTTGAGCTTTAAGTAATCTTCCTGTTAGATCGTCAGTAGCCCAACGAGTCATAACAACTAATATTCTTCCTCCAGGTTGTAGACGTTGTCTGGGTCCTGAACTGTACCATTCATAAGCACGTTCCATTGCTGTGTCCGACATAGAGTCTTGCTCTGTATGTGGATCATCAATGATAAGCAAATCGGCCCCTCGACCTGTGATAGATCCGCCAACACCCGCTGCAAAGTATTCACCACCATGATTGGTTTCCCACCTGCCTTNTGCTTTAC